CTGTTCGTCTTCTTGTAGGTGATACTGACACCTCAGACCAACTTGTCCAGAATGAAGAGATTACTTTTGCCCTAGCACAAGTCGGCGATAACGTCTACTACGCAGGGTCATGGGTTTGCAAGGCTATCGCAGCCAAGTTCAGCAGGATGGTCACTACTACCCTTGATGGTGCCCTGAGTGCCAACTACAGTGACCGCGCTAAACAATACCAACAACTGTCCTTGCAGATTGAAGCCCAAGGCAAGAAGACCTCTGGTAAATCTCTGGGGGTCTATGGTGGCGGTATTTCTGTCACTGCTGTAGCGGCTGTAAGGGAAGATAGCGATAGGATTAAACCTGCCTTCACTATTGACCAGTTCGAGAACTCAGGAGCGGCTGATCAGTACATCACCGATGAACCTAATGGCGTTTGATAGCTACACACTCAGACAACTCATCAGGGAGCATGGTATAGCCCTCACGCTTCGTAAGAGAGCCGCCAGTGCCTATGATAGTGATTCAGGTACTGTGACAGCCACAAACACAGACTACGCTGTACGGGGCTATTTCTATGACTACACGCCAGACATGGTTGATGGGCAATCTATTCTCCGTGGTGATCGTAAGGTTGTCCTTGACTGCAAATTGATTGATGGGTCAACTACACCAGAGCCTGATGCTACAGACCAGATACTTGGTCTTGGTGATACGGTTAACATTGTCAAGGTCATGGAGATTAAGTCTGGTAGTGCTACTATGTGCTATCAACTACAAGTGAGGGAATAATATGGTTCAACGTTCCTTTAATTCCCAACTTAAAAAAGTCCAAGAAGACCTTGAGTCAGTTAGAACAGAATTCTTGTACAACATTGCAGAAGACTTAGTTATGTCTTCCCCAATTGACACTGGTACTTATGTTAGGAACCACTCGATCACTTCAACCACTGGCTCTGGTGGTAAACAAAACTCCCATGGTAAACCCCCAGATGATGGCTCAGCCGTATCAGATGCTATAGATAAACTGGTTGGGCAAATTAAGGGACTTTCTCCTGAAGAAACAAAAGTTTATATTGCCAACAGAAGCCCCTACGCAAATAAAGTTGAATACAGTGGTTGGGTCGGAGAGATCAAGGTGACTCCTCCCTATGCAGTTTACACTAGCGTAGAGAACCGGGCTGGTTTGCACTTACAAGCAGCCATAAATAAAGTTAGAGGTGGCCGATGACAATCATTAACGACATCAGAGCCTGCCTAGACACCCACCTTTCCAATACTGTAGGTATCCCACCTATTGCCCGTCAGAACATCCCCTATCAGCCTACAAATGGTACTTCTTTCATAAAGGCTGACTTCGTACCAACCTCTCGTAGACCTGCTGTACGAGGCTTAAACCCACAGCAAAGATATGATGGCCTCTATAGTATTCTGATTTGCACCCCTGAAGGTTTGGGCTCTGGTGCTGGTTACGATATTGCTGATTTCTTGCTTGAACGTTTTGAGGCAACTACGGACATTAGCTATACCCCTCTCCCAGACTATATGCTTCTGGAAAGTGGTGACAGTCTCCTCTTAGAGACAGACGACATCATTCTGCTAGACACTCTGGGTAGTACCTCCGCTGGCTCTATTATTGTGTCGATTGACTACTCTGAAGTCAGGACGAGTTTCCTTGACTCTCCCTTCTACTGCACACCAGTCACTATTGGCTGGTACATTTACAACTGATAAAGGAAACTAAACATGGCATTCTCGCAAGGTAGCCGTTCTGGCCTGTCCTATGTAACTGAATCGACTTTCGGTGTTACCCCCGGTAGCCCCGCTCTGGTTCAACTCCCCTACAATACGCACTCTCTGGAAATGACCAAAGACCGTGTTACCGGAAACGATATTCAACCAGACCGTATGCTCCGTGTTGACCGTCATGGCAACCGTCAAGCTGGTGGTGATATTGTAGTTGATCTTCGCAAAGGTGACTATGATGCCTTGCTCGAAAGTGCTTTCATGAGTGCTTTTGCAGACTCTGCAACCATCGCTACGCTGACTGCTACTGGTTCTGCTGGTGTAGCCACCCTGACCTTTGCAACTCAGACAATCCCTCCCTTCCCGGTTGGTTCTGCTATCACTGTTGCTGGTGTCACCCCCACGGGCTACAATGGTACTTACACTGTCACTGCTTGCACTGCAACATCTGTCTCGTATGCTAACGCCACTACGGGTTCTCAGACTGTCGCTGGTACGATTAAGAACCGTGCTCTGAAGATTGGTTCTACTGCCAAGTCTTTCACCATCGAAGATGCAGCCGCTGACATTGCTCAGTTCCGTCTCTTCACGGGTATGACTGTCAATACTGTTGCTATCTCGATTAAGCCTAACGCAATGATTGCTGCTACGTTCAGCATGATTGGTAAGGACATGGCTATCTCGGGTACTTCTGTAGACCCGACCAAGGATGCTTCTAGCACCAACCAGCCCTTCGACAGCTACTCTGGCGCTATGGCTATCGGTAACGCAAGTGCTACTGGCGGTCTGACTTCTGTAGCCATCATCACTGGCATCGACTTCAGTGTCACGAACTCTCTGGCTCCTACCTTTGTTATCGGTTCTGCCTCTACTCCGCAACTTGAGTTTGGTATGGCTACTGTCGAGGGTACGATCACTGCATACTTTGAAGATGCTTCCTTGATTAACCGTTTCGTCAACGAGACGACATCTGCCTTCCAAGTTACTGTGAATGATCCGAGTGGGGCTTCCAACTACACCTTCCACTTCCCCCGTGTGAAGATCAATGGGGCTAGTGTTCCTGTAGACAACCCCACTTCTCGTATTGTTACTCTGCCCTTCGTTGCTCTGTACGATACAGCTGAGAACAGCAGCGTTGAGATTATCCGTAATCCGACGTAACGTAATCCCCTCTTGGGGCTAGGGTGGTTGACTTGTCGGGGGTTGACCACCCGTCTTAATTCTTTCCCGACTCAATAATATAACCAAAGGACCACCCGACATGGCCGATCTATTCAATATGATCCCGACTGACGACACTATCACTGTTGAAATCAAGCACCCTGTAACCGAAGAGGTACTCCTCAAGGATGATGGGAAGCCTATGATCATCACGGTGTATGCACCTCACTCTAGTGTCTACAAAGCACAGATTCACGAACAGACCAATAAGCGTATCCAGAAAGCAGCCAAAGGTAAGAAAGTTACTTTTACTGCTGAAGAGTTGGAAAACTCCATGCTCGACCTTCTGGCTAAGACTACTAAGGACTGGGACATTCAGTTCAACAACAAGTCCCCTAAGTTTACTGTAGCAGAGGCTGCTGACCTCTATGCTAAGGTTCCTTGGCTTAAGCAACAAGTCATTGATGCCCAAGAGGATTACTCTGCTTTTTTGAAGGTCTAATCCTTGATCTAGGGGAGTATGCAGAGTGGTACTTCAAACTCTCTATTCCTGACAAGAATGGTGTGACCGAGAGAGAACATTTACAGGAAGTGGAAAAGCAGTCTGGACGAACACCATTGGCTCTACAGGGACCCGAGTTCCCAGAGTTACTGGAATACGTCTGGACTGCTTTTTTATTGCTCAATAGCACCAGAGGTCAAGGGTTTTCTGGACCCATTCCTATCAGTTACCAAGAGATTGATGCTTGGCAACGTATGACACATAACGTATTGCTACCTTGGGAAGTTGAGGTAGTTAAGAAACTAGATACCGTTTACTTGAGGGTTGTGAATAAAAATGGCTGATATTACTCTTACAGTAGATGTATCTTCTCTCAACAAGGCTAGTAAAACCCTTGATGCTTTTGGTGCCTCTGTTAGGAAAAATTCAACTATCGTGGGGTTGTCTAGGGGGATTAACACACTCCAAAACAACATACGTGAACTTGTTACTGCACAACAAAAAGGTACGATAGGTGGGTCTGCCTATCAGCTAGGTCTTCTCCAAGTTAAACGTGCCTACGAACAAATGGGGTTGTCCTCTCAAGCTGCTACATCGGCAGTTCGTAGGTACGCTGCGGAACTACAGAAGCAAGATGCTGCTCGTGATGCTGAAAAAGCTGCGAATGACCTAGCTATTGCAAACCAGAGGGCAGCCAGTGAGGTTGATAAGCTAAGTCAAAAATACGACCGGGCTTATGCTGCATCTAAACTGTACAAACAGCAAGTCCAAGAGTTGAACCAAGCTGAGAGGCTGGGGGTTATCACTAAGCAAAGGCTAAACAAAGAAATAGACCAACTCGACATGGAACTTCGACAGTTCTCAAACTCTGTTGATGGGGCTTATATAGCAAACAACAGATTTAGTCAACACATAAACCAGACTTCGAACGGTGTTAACAAGTTTGGTATGTATGCCCAACAGGTTGGCTATCAGGTTGGTGACTTCTTTGTACAAATCCAATCAGGAACTAACTTCCTTGTGGCTTTTGGACAACAGGCTACACAACTTGCAGGTCTCTTTCCCGGTATTCTGGGTGCTGCTCTTGGTATTGGTATCTCCCTTGCAACAGCAGTTGGTGCTGCTTTTATGCGTACTGCATCAGATGTCGAGTCTTCTTCTGACAGGCAAGTTGCGGCCCTTAAAAACCTAGGGGATGCCATAAAAGAACAGCAGGGGTTGCTGGATGAACTTCGTTTTGGTGGGTCAGCAACTGCTTTCGCTGAGAACGAAGTCAACAAACTTGAATCTCAAATCTCTGGTATCAATAATCTGATTCAAGCTTTAACTGCGAACATTGAATCAGCAAGCAACAGTTCAGATTTTAATGCTGCACTTATTGCTCGTGACCTTGCAGAAGCTGAAATACGAGCACAACAAGAAACCCTTGTTACCCTTGAAAAGAAGTTAGATACCTTTAAAAGTCTAGAAGAAGCCCAACGGATGCTTAATGGTGGATTGTCCACTGCGGCAGGTATCCAGAAAGGTATCCTTTACGACAAAGAAGTAGAATTAAGACTGGCACAAGACTTAAAGACTGTAAATCAACTTGTTTCAGAAGGGCTTGCTGATCCCCAAAAGAAACTGCTGAGCCAGCAATATTACCAAAGCCTTCTGGAAGCGGGTGTTAAGCCTGCTCAAGCAATGGCGGTTGCTCAACAACAATCTGAGAGGTACTTACTTCAATCTGTTATCGCAAGTGGGCAGTTGAACAATGAACAACTCCTAGCGGCTCAAGCTGCTCTACAAATATTTGAGGCAACGGTATTAGTAGAAGAGAAAATCAAAGCAAGTGCAGACATAACAGAACTCCTTGAACAAGGGCTGTCCTTGTCTGTTATTGAAGCAATGGACTTGGCTGGGGTTGACTTCACAAAACTCTCAGATGCGGCATTGGCTGCTGGAGTTCTGGCGACAAATCTCGGTATTTCTTTTGGTCTTGCTTCCGAGATTGGTAAGATTTCTGCAATGTCAGAATCTGAGAGTAAGATTTACAGTGGTGTTAAGTCTGGACTCTTGCCCGAAGCTGCTCTTAACAGCATTGGTCTTGGTCCTAATGGTTTCACAAGAGATGGTTCTTTCCCTATCAATATGCCGGGCATGATGCCAGACAATCCGACTACAGCCTCTACTGGGAATGAAGGTGGCACGGGTCCTGCGGAAGCCACTCAGACTGCGATTGAGAAACTACAAGAACAACTTGCTGTAGAGAGGGAACTGATTGGTACTTCCGAAGCCTATCAGAAAGTCCGTCAGGCTCTAGGTGAAGAGTTCAGCACGACAAGCCCACAAGTTATCGCAGGGTTGGTACAAGAGGCTACTGAGACTCAACGTTTGATCGACCTTGACAATCAGCGTATCAGTCTTCTGGGCACTGTCAAGTCTGCTATGGAAGATACCCTGATGTCGATAGTAGATGGTACTAAGTCTGCTAAAGATGCCTTCAAGACTATGGCTGCTGAAATCATCAAAGAACTCTACCGTGTATATGTTGTCCAACAACTTGTAAATAGTGTGTCCGGGTTCTTTGCACCCTCAAGTGGGGTTCCGGGTCGTGCTGCTGGTGGTTCCATGATGGCTAATATGGCTTACATGGTTGGTGAGAAAGGGCCTGAACTTGTGATCCCTCGTCACTCTGGTACTGTAGTCAATGCAAAGCAAACTGCTAATGCTATCGGTGGGGGTGGTTCTATCACTGTCCAAAATAACATCACTGTCACTGGTAGTGATGCAGCTATGGTTCGTACTGAAGTAGCAAAGATGATACCACAAATCACTAATGCCACTAAGGCTGCTGTGCTTGATGCTAAACAACGTGGTGGACAATTCGCCGCTGCTTTCCGATAAGAGGTTAATATGACACTTAGCTATCCCCTCAGTACCCCGACTAACATTGGGATTGCCAACATCACCCTCTCTGCTGAGAATGCTGTAGCTATCAGTCAGTCTCCCTTTACCTATCAACAACAGGTTGTAGCTCACCCCGGACAACGGTGGGCTGCTTCCATCTCTCTTCCTCCTATGAAGCGTCCAGATGCAGAATACTGGGTTGCTTTCCTTCTTAGTCTAAAGGGGCAGATTGGAACCTTCCTTCTGGGTGATCCTAACTGTGTAACTGCACAAGGTTCTGCTACTGCTCGTAGGAATATCCTTGCCTACAGTGAACAACTAGACAATGCCTATTGGACTGTCAATGCTGGTACAGTAGCCGCAAACGCTGAGACTGCCCCTAATAGCACTGTGACTGCTGATAACCTTGTAGAGAACACTGCTAGTGCTAATCATTACCTCGGTAGGAATATTGCTTGGGTATCGGGTACTACCTACACACTCTCTGTCTATGTGAAAAGGCCTATTGGTTCTGTCAGGAACGTTCGTATCTTTTTCCCCACCGCTGAGTTTGGTGGTGTTGCTTCTTCTGCCGTCTTTGACACCTCTACTGGTGCAGTTCTCTCTGCTGAAAGTGGTGTATCTACTACAACTGAATCTCTTGCTAATGGTTGGTTCCGCTTCTCAATTAGCAAGGCAGCTACAGCAACTGCAACAGATGACTTCCGTTTCCTCCTTGTTCTGGGGACTAGCAACTCTAACTATCTGGGGGATGGTACTTCTGGACTATCCTTCTGGGGTGCCCAACTTGAGATTGGTTCAAGTCCTACAGCCTATCAAGGTGTAGTTGCAACCTATGGACCCTTGGTTAATGGTGGTAGCCAAGTAGGGGATACTCTCGTCATTGATGGTTGTAGCCCTAGTGTGACAGGCTTCTTGCTTCCGGGTGACTACATCCAACTAGGTTCTTCTACGACTACCCAATTCTATAAGGTACTCACCCAAGTGGATACTGATGCCTCTGGTGGTGCTACTCTCGACCTATGGCCTAACCTTCGTAGTTCTCCTGCTGACAATGCAGCCATTACTGTAGCCAATACAAAAGGTAGATTCCGTCTCAAGGACAATGTAACCCAATGGGGTATCAACGAGATTAGTTCTTATGGTATCACTTTTGACTGTGTGGAGGCAATATGAGTAGGGACATCACTACTGAAGTCCTAGACGCACTAGATGATGATGTAGTCTATCCCTTCTTTGCTGTAGACTTGGCTTTCTCTAGTGGCCCTCTGTATATGTGGTCTGGCTATGGTGATCTTGTCATTGGGGCTAAAACCTACTTAGGTGCAGGTACACTACTGGCCCTCTCTAGTGTAGAAGAGACTACAGAAATGGAAGCTAAGGGTGCATCTCTTACTTTGAGTGGTATACCCTCTAGCTTCCTTTCATTGGCCCTAGCAGAACCTTATCAGGGGCGTGAGTGCCGTATCTACTTCGGTATTACCAGTGACCCATCTGCTTATGTGGAAATCTTCTCTGGTGAGTTAGACCAGATGAACATCTCAGAGGAGGGTAGTACATCTAGTATCTCTGTGACTGCTGAGAATGTCTTGATCAAACTTGAGCGTCCTGTAGTAAGGCGTTTCACTAATGAGGATCAGAAGTCTAGGTATCCTGCTGATAAAGGTTTGCAGTTCATTGCAGGACTACAGGATAAAGAAATCTACTGGGGTAGAACCTCTAAATAGAAACTACAGTATAGATAGAAAGGCACCCGACATGCCAATCACGTACAGACAAGAATCTTTAGTCTCCTACAAAGATGATGCCACTCTTCTACTAGAACTACATTGGGAAGAGATTGCCCTCAACAAACATGCTATCAAGTTGAACCCTGATTGGGATACTTACTTTGAACTAGAAGATAAAGGCAACTTGAAAATCTTTACTGCTAGGGAAGATGGTAAACTTGTAGGGTACTTCGTAGTTATCTGTAGACATCACCTACACTACAAGGATCACCTATTTGCTTTCAATGATGTTCTGTACTTACAGAAGGAATACCGTAAGGGTTTCACAGGTGCAAAACTTATGAAGTTTGCAGAGAAGTGTCTTAAGGATGATGGCATCTCTGTTCTTGTAGTCAACACAAAAAGACATAAGCCTTTCGATATTCTCTTGTCTTGGCTAGGCTATACACATGTAGAGAACGTCTACACCAAACTATTGAGGGATTGATATGGCTGTTTCTGCTGTAATGGGTGCTCTGTCTGCTGGGACTACTGCATTGGCTGGTGGAGCACTCATGGGGGGGTTCTTGCTTGGTGCTGGTGCTCTAGGTACTGCCATGACGCACTTCCTTGTCTCAACAGCTATGGGTGCTGCCCTCAATGCCCTTACCCCCAAGCCTACAATCAGCAATCGTGGTAGCCGTGGCTATAGCCTGACTGGTGAAAGTGGTTCTGCTGTTGACCATCAGATCATCTATGGTATGGCTAGGGTGGGTGGGGTTCGTATCTATGATGCTTCTACTGGCTCGAACAACGATTATCTCCATCGGATCATAGCCTTTGCTGGGCATAGGATTCAATCCTACGAAGAAATCTACTTGAATGACGAGATTGTTACTCTGGATGGGTCTGGGAACGTAACCTCTCCTGCTCGTTATAATGGTTATGTTCGTATCAAGACTTACTCTGGTACGACTACACAAGCTGCTGACACTGACCTTATCTCAGAGACCCTCTCTCTCCCTGAGAACGAAGGACGTTGGACTTCAGCACACAGACTGCGTAATATTGCCTATCTCTATGTTCGGTTCAGGTATAATCAAGACGTCTTCCCCAACGGTATTCCTGTAGTCTCCGCTACCATTAAAGGTAAGAGGGTCTATAACCCAGACACTACGGTTACTGAATGGAGTGATAATCCTGCCCTCTGCTTGAGGGACTATATCTCTTCGTCTTATGGTCTTGAGCAACCTGATAGCCGTATTGATGATACTTCTGTCATTACCGCTGCTGCTATCTGTGATGAACTTGTAGGTGCTGACAAGCGTTATACCTGCAACGGCTCTTTCGTTACTTCCCTGTCCCCTAGCCAGATCATATCTGACATCCTGACTTCTATGGGTGGCCTATTCTGGTACTCTCAGGGTAAGTGGAGAATGAAGGCTGCTAAATATGTCACACCTACAGTAACTCTTGATGAAGGGGACTTACGCTCTGGCATAAGCCTGTCTACTCGTCATTCTCGTAGGAACAACTTCAATAAGGTTAAGGGGACGTTCAGGGGTGCTGAGTCTGATTGGCAAACTGCTGACTACCCTACAGTCACAGACAGTGCTTTCCTTACAGCAGATAACAATATTGAAAACGTAGTGGATGTGCCATTGCCATTCACTTCTGACTCTGTGACTGCACAACGGTTGGCTAACATCTTCCTTCGTAGGAATAGAGAGCAACTCACCTTCTCTGCTTCATTTGGTCTTAAGGCTTTCCAAGTGCAAGTGGGTGACTTTGTATATATCAACAACACTCGTTTCGGTTGGTCCAACAAAGCCTTCGAGGTAACTACTTGGACTTTTGGTCTGGTAGATGGACTTGATCTTCAGGTACAGATGACCCTTCGTGAGATTAGCGAAGCAGTGTTTACCCTCTTTGATGCTTCTATCTTTGAGAACAACAATACCAACCTACCTAGTGCTTTTTATGTAGAACCTGTTGGTCTTGTCGTCACTGGGCAAGTCAGGGTCATTAAAGAGAGCTTGACTGATGTTATCATAGCTACTGTCACGGCTACTCAACCAGATAACGTAGAGCGGGTCGAGGTACAGTTCAAGAAGACCGCAGACACTAAGTGGACTGTTATTGGTGTAGGTGATTTAGGTGACTACGAAGCTATTGCGGTAGACCCAAGCACTACCTACGACATTAGGGCGAGGTCCTACAGCTTCCTTGGTGTCAAGAGTGAGTGGACTTACCGAAACGTTTTCCAACCTGTTGGCTCGGCTGAACCTCCATCAAATGTGACGGGTTTCTCTGCTAATCTTAATGGTGGGGTGATTAACCTAGCTTGGACTGCTGTTCCTGATCTGGACTTGTCGTATTACTTGATACGTCATGCACTAGAAGAATCTGGGGCTACTTTTGCTAATGCCACTACAGCCGTAGAAAAAGTTTCTCGCCCCGCCACTTCTGTAGCCATCCCCACAAGACCGGGGACCTATGCTATCCGTGCTTATGACAAGCTAGGTAACCCTTCAGTCCTTACCACCTCTGTAGTGGTCCCTGTGGCCGCACTAGAAACCTTCACAAACAACCCGACTGACGTTGAAAGTCCTACGTTCCCCGGAACCAAGACAGACTGCTCCGTTACGTCTAGCCAACTCAGGATCACCGACACTTCTGTGGCACCCTCTGATGCAACCTACACCTTTACAGGTTACATTGACACTGGTGCAGTCCGTAAGGTTCGTGCCCGTGTGGATATTAACGTAAACCGTTTTGACAGCGGTTCCGGTTTGTTTGATGGTCTTTCTGGGTTATTTGACAGTTTCCCCGGCCTCTTTGATGACTTCACGGGGGGAAATCAGAATGCTGATACGGATGTTCTAACCTACATCTCTATTACAGAACAAGACCCTGCTGGCACCCCTACTTGGTCGGATTACCAACTGTTCAAGGCTGGGGATTTCTACGGAAGGGCCTTCAGGTTCCAAGTAGTCCTCAAATCTGAAAGTGTTGGTGTGTCCCCAAGTATCTCTGGCTTGACTGCAAGAGTATCCTATAACTAATCTTCCCCCGACAAACTAAAAGGAGCCTAGTAATGGCTACACACGACTACGTTATTGATAACCAGTCTGCTTCTGCTTTCAGGACAGACCTAAATAACGCTTTGCAAGCAATTCTAACCCAGAACTCCAGCGCCACTGCTCCGGCCACGACTGCTGCCAATATGATTTGGTACGATACAGCTAATGATCAAATCAAGAAGCGTAATGAAGCTAACAGTGCTTGGATTATCTTGGGGACTGTCAATGAGGGTGCTGGTACTTTTACACAGTCTGGTGAACGTGCCCTATCGTCTCAGGCTCAAGCAGAGGCTGGCACTGATAACACTACAGTGATGACGCCTCTTAGGGCTGCGCAGGCCATTGCTGTTCTGTCACCTGCCTATGTAGATACCGTATTGCTGGGTACTTTGACTACCACCAGTGGGTCTACTCAGACACTTTCTGGACTAGTGTTGACTGACTACAAATTCCTCTTCATGACATTCAACGCAGTCTCAATGTCTGCCACTACATATTTTAGGGTAGGGGGCGTGAGTGGACCGTTTTCCGCTAGTATTGGAAACTCGGGTACCCTTAGTGGGCATTGCAACATTGACTTGCAAAACGGCGTAGGATCGCTATCGACGGATGATAATAGTGGTGCTATTGGCCAGTTTACCGCAGGTCCGACTGGGTTTACCAATGCTAGCACGTCGGTTTCAATCACTTCCAACTCTGGAACATTTGATGCTGGTAGTGTTCGTATCTATGGAGTGAAGTAATGGCTCAAGAAATCATCACGAATGCAGTAACTGGTGTAGTCACTGTACGAGAAATGACCCCACAAGAAGTTGCAGCACTTCAACCACAAATCACTCGTGTAGGACAAGAAGCTAAACGCCAAGCAGCCTTTGTTTCTGAGGCTGATCCTTTGTTCTTCCAATGGCAGGCTGGGGAATCTACAGAAGAAGAGTGGCTTGCTAAACGTCAGGAAGTCCGTGATCGTTATCCCTACCCCACCGAGTAAGACAAGGAGAACCTAGCAATGTCTTTGAAGAATAAAGTCTCTGGGGCTGTTGCAGCCGCTGTAATCCTTGTAGCTACCCCATTCATTGCCAAGTGGGAAGGGCTAGAGACTACCGCCT